ATCTTTGCATAGTGGCAGTGATGTACAAAAGAAAAAGCGGAGGTCTTTAAAAGACTTCCGCTTAATTCTTGAAGGGTGGGTGGTGGGATTCGAACCCACGACATTCAGAACCACAAGCGGAGTATTATGTAATTATTATTTATTGATAATCAATTGTTTATATTGTGTTAAATTGTCGCTTTAGTCAATTGTTAGTCAATAATTACAATTTCTTCATACAACCGAGTACTTGAAACACGTGCGTAATCAGCTTTACAGGAATATCCTGCGGCTGATATTCTTCTGACTTATTGACTGGAACAAGATGGAGGTAATCATCACCCTTTAGCGACTTGGTAACGAGTTTTACCGTACGCATATCCTTTGTGACAATACCATACACCTCGCCATAGAGTAGGAACTCTCGCCAATCGTTAAGCTGCTTAATGGCTATGATGTCACCATTTGAGATTAACGGCTCCATTGATTGACCCGAAATATTACACCAGCAATCCGCATCTTCATATTTCTTGAAGTCGATGAGGTACTCTGGGTTGACCGTCTGGTCGTTGATAATGATGTCGAAACCTCCTAAGAAGTCCACGTTATAGTATGGCTTGCCCTGCGAGTAGCTGATTGTAGGGGTATTCTCCAAAACTGATACTCTGTCCCCGAGGTTGGATATTTCCTGCTTCTGCATATCTTCCCTATCGCATCCTTGATAGTACCTGCGGTTGTCGTTGTTTATCGTCCCGCTATTGTTAGCATTGTTGGCATCGCCAGGCTGAGTTATGTCACCAGTGAGAAACATAGGACCTTCACCGATAAGAATATAGTCTGGGTTCACTTGCTTATACAATCGGGATAACTCCATTACTATATCTGTACTAATGGTATTCCTTCCCTTTCTTGCATTCGTCAACTTTTGTTGAGTAACAAGATTACTTTGTTTACTTAGTTTATATCCGCTAACGTCCAGAGTGTCAAGGACTTTAAAAAAGCGTTTAGTTTTTTCTTCCATATTTTTCTGATTTTATTTTGTTAATACAGAATTATGTAGTATCTTTGCAATCGCATTTGGTCAAGAAATGCGACTGACATCGCTAAATTTTCCCATTTAGGGAGTTTAGATATTTCACCTCTGTAAGGCTTGACCACTTGCAGAGGTTTTTGTTTGTATACAACCGACCTCGTTATTCCACGTTTGACGGCTAAATACACCTTGGCGTGGTCTTATTTACTTTCTCAAAAGGGTGCATGGAGAAAGACGCAGGACTTGAGTATGGATGCGTGCAGGCGGTGATAATACCGAAAAGCCATACGACACTTACAGAGATTATTCCTTTGAGGTGTGCCGAGCGACCGACTGATAACGTTCAGCAGGCAAGGCAAGTCCCTGGCACCAATCATAAATAGTTGGTGGGTAAGGGGAAACTCTGCCTTACTCCCTCCCTCCTACATTAGCAGTTTAATTATTTATATTATAGTTTGGGCGATTTTTTTTATGAATGAATTAAGAATTTTTGAAAACCCACAATTTGGGAAAGTTAGAACGGCAGGAACAACGGATAATCCATTATTTTGCCTTGCCGATGTGTGTAGTGCTCTCGGACTGCAACAAGGGCACGTAAGGGAGCGACTTGATAAGGGGGTCGTTTCAACCGAACCCCTTGTAACGGCAGGAGGTGTACAAAATGCGAACTTCGTAAACGAAGACGGCTTGTATGATGTGATACTTGACAGTCGTAAACCCGAAGCGAAAGCCTTTCGTAAATGGGTTACTAAGGAGGTTTTGCCGTCAATACGTAAACATGGTGCTTACATGACGGATAGCATCATAGAACGCACTCTAACCGACCCTGACTATCTTATCCAACTCGCTACGGCTCTCAAAGATGAAAGGCAGAAGCGTATTGAGGCGGAACAATCTGTAAAAGATGCTCAACCTGCTATTAACTTCACAAATGCCGTCAGTGGTTCTGTTTCTTCCTGTTTGATTGGTGAACTTGCAAAGCTAATCAATCAGAACGGCACCCCGATGGGAGAAAAGCGACTATTCCAATGGATGCGAGATAACGGCTATCTCGGCACGAAAGGAGAACGATATAACATTCCTAATCAGAAGTACGTTGATATGGGTTTATTTGAACTTAAAAAGGGCGTGCGAAGTGGTAGTAACGGGGTGCTGCACACGACTATCACAACGAAAGTGACGGGCAAAGGGCAAATTTACTTTGTAAATAAGTTCAATACCCATTAGAAATCGGTTGTATCAATAAGTCAAAGAACAATTAACTATATTTTATATACATATTATATTATGAAACAAATTGTCAAACTGATTTTTGACCGCATTGAACGAGTATTATGGTTCCGCCATTTGTTGTGGACTTTGCGCAGGAACGACAACTCTCCTTTTGTAGATGTCTACGACCACAAAACCAACTCATCGTATAGCATGGACTTAATAGGAGAAGATGTTGTCTCGTGGTTGAATAAGCATCGTAGCGACTATTTGGATTCCAAGAACAACGGCAATGCCACGGGAACGGAAAACTCAACGGATGTTACGGAAGAGAAGTATTGAGCGTTTTCCTTTGCCGTTCCGACTGTAATATTTGCAAGAAGCACACCAATGCCAGACTTTCCGTTTTCCTTGTCTGATGATTGCAGGGCTACTTTGAATTTGACATCGGTGTGCTTCCAATATGAATAGTCTGTTGCGGCAGTAATTCTATCCTTGAAAATAGGAGGACTTACCCTCGCTCCTTTCGATGCACATTTAACCTGCGCATCTTTTACCCCCTCACATATTTGTGTGAGTGTATCGCTTATAAACTCTTTCAAATCCATATTTTCTTTTTTTTATATATAAAGGTACATTTGTAAACGAACCTTTCGAGGTGTTAAATATTAGTTAAATACTAAATAAATCTGTATTATTCTTTGGTAGTACAGAAATCTTTAGTACCTTTGCACTGTAAACAATTTAGTACAACGGCAAAGGTAAACCTTTTAGTTGAGAAAAGCAAGCGTTTACAGCGTTTTTTGAAAGATTGACACAAAAGATATTGAAAATGAAAAGCTGCAAGCGAGACTGACAATCCATGACCTTGCAGATGGCAGAAGTAAATATGAACTTAAATGACGCTACGAAATACCTCTATACGTAAGAGAGTAGGCAAGTTAGGGGTCTGTCTCGCTAAATGAATATATAACGCACACTGCGAATGAAATAAGGTCGCTACTATTCGATTAGGGTGTGCGTACGAATGAACTAAAAACTGATTGATTATGACAAAAGAAGAGTTAGAACTACTGAAAGATAAAATCATAGACGTATGTGTTGATGCTGGGCGTGATGGCAGCGGCATTGAAGACTGCGTATGTTTATATGAAGATGACCGCTTCAATGATACACCCTACGCTAATATCGATTGCTCTATCGACATTGACGGCTATGATGAAGACGATTTTCAGTGCGGTTACGGTAATGGTACAGGTGCATACGTGGTAACAGATGTGCATGTGTGCCTAAAAGTCGAAGCATTCGATAAAGACGATACCCCAGTAGATATTGATGAGTATGAATTAGAAGAAGCAATTAAGTCATGTCTATATTAATACAGATATTTATGTCAGTCGGTGCATTAACTTGCACCGCTGCCGTTGCCAAATACGTTTGGCAGGCAAGAGATAGTTTTAAAGATGTGTATAACCAATTTAAAGAAGAATATGGCAGACGATAATAGAAGTCTTTTCGATATTCTCGAAGACATAAAGGTGTTAGAAGAGGATTTCCTGATTGAAGCTGAAAAGTTCAAGAAAGAGTATCAGTCTAAGAAGTTGAATTTTGATTTTCTTAATAGTATTATTTCGTAATATATTTGAATTATTTTTTTTACGGTTACCTACGGTTCGTGAGAATAGTATGGTTTATCCCACAAAGGGCGTTTAACACAATGTGTATGGTTCGATTCCATACGTGGGGACTAAGTTATAATCAGGTTAGTAGTTTTAATCATGGTCACTCCTCATGGTTCGTGAGAATAGTGAGGATTTTAATTTAAGGGCATCTATGGTAGGTGAGTGGGGTTCGAGTCCTCAATGCCCACAAAACAAAAAGAAAAATATGGAAAGAACACTAAAAGATAGAAAGTACAGTATTACTGGACTATTCAAGCATATCGGGGCTGGTAACAAATTGCATGTTCCGTTAAGCTGTTATACGGCAAATTCGGTAACTACCGAATGCACAAGGCAAAACCGATATGAGGGTTGCGACCCTATGAATAATAAATTTGCCACTACCAAGAAAGAGAAGGTAGGGCATATAACTATCATTCAGAGATATTAATGAATAATCTTACTATTTCTGAATTGGGCGGTATCATTGCTGATTTCGTCCATGTTGGATATAACCTTGCTATTAAAGATTATGACCCACCACAAGACAAACTAAGGCTGTCAGAAGTCAAGAAATGGCTTAAATTCAGAAAGATAGATTTTAAGACGTTTCATGAATTAGAGAAACAAGGGCTAATCCATGCTCGCAAAGGTGAGGCGATAAACTCTCCTTTATATTACTCAAAGAAAGAGATACAAGAAGCATTTGCGACAATGAGATTAAACCGATTAATAATAACTAATGAATTAAAGGATTATGACATTGATTAGAAAGGCATCGGAATTGAGTATTCCGAACACAATCAAGATGATGATTTACGGACAAGCTGGTATGGGTAAGAGTACGCTTGCCCTTTCGACACCTAAGCCTCTACTATTGGACTTCGATAACGGTGTTAAGCGTATCAATATGTCTCATTTGGAAGGTATTGATACCGTACAGGTCGGTAGTTGGCAAGACGTGAAAGATGTGCTACAAGAGGATTTGTCAGCGTATCAGACTATTGTCATTGACACTATCGGTAAGATGATGGATTTCATCATTACATATAAGTGTGGTTCTCGTCAACCTCAGATAAGAGACTGGGGCGGCATCAATCAAGAGTTTTCATGGCTTACTCGAACAGTAGGAAGCCTTAACAAGAATGTTGTATTTGTCGCTCATCGTGACACTCGTAAAGAGGGTGATGACACAGTCTTTATCCCTGCTCTTCGAGAAAAGTCCTACAATGCTATTGTTACTGAACTTGACCTGCTCGGGTATCTCGAGATGAAAAACGATAACGGACGACAGATGCGCACGATTACATTTGACCCTACAAGTCGTAATGACGGCAAGAACACGTGTAATCTACCTGGCGTTATGACTATTCCTACCATTATAGACGCACAAGGCAAACCAACGGCAAAGAACGATTTTATCGAACGTTCTGTTATTGCTCCTTATCTTGGTATGCTCTCTGCAAAGGAAGATGAAATCAAGAAATATAACGCTCTCTTGTCAGAGATTGAGGATGGTATTTCTCAAATCACAGATGCACAGAGTGCAAATTTCTTTACAGAGCATATCAATGACTATAAACACGTAGGCAGTTCATTAATGAAGGCTCGCTCGTTGTTCTCTGCAAGGGTGAAAGAACTTGGTCTGGTGTACAACAAAGACACAAAGGCTTATGAAGACAAAGCAGCCTAATTATAATATTTATCCATCTTTGCTTGATGCCTATCAGCAATATGTAGATAGTGACATTATTTGGGAAAAGTATTGGGGGTTCTGTGACACGCCCCCACATACTCCCGAAGAGTTCCACGAGATACAATTCCAAGCGGTCATTGACCGTATAAACAGAGTGCCTTATGACAATGAAGCTGTTGCAAAGGGTACGGCTTTCAATGAGGTTGTAGACTGCATGATTGAGCATCGGAAGTCTGACAAGATAGAAGTTGAAAAGATTTATGATGCAGAGTCGAAAGTCGTAGGACTTAATACAAAGATAGGTGAGCGTCTTTTTTATTTCCCTATCAGTTTGTGTGCTGAATTTGCAAACTACTATAAAGGCGCAGTAACACAGAAGTTTGTCGAGGGTGTTCTCTCAACTTGTTTTGGTGATGTGAAACTCTATGGCTTCATTGACGAGTTATTGCCTTTGTCTGTTCATGACATCAAAACGGCAAGCCAATATAGCGTAGGAAAGTACAAGCGCAATAATCAGCATTTGGCTTACCCATTCTGTTTGTTGCAGATGGGTAATGATGTAAGGACTTTCGAGTATAATGTTGCGGTGATTGGAAAGTATAACTATGAAACATTTACCGAAAGCTATGAGTTTAATCCGAATCGAGACATTCCTATACTTCAGAAGAGGTGTGAGGATTTCATTCGGTTTGTGAATGAGAATAGAGAATTGATAACAGACAAGAAACTATTTAACGAAGCGTAATATGGATTTACAAGGCAGAGTAATAGCTGTACTTCCACCACGAGAAGGCACTTCAGCTCGAGGACCATGGAAGTCACAAGAGTATGTTATTGAAACGCATGAACAATATCCAAAGAAGATGGTTTTCAACGTCTTTGGCGTAGATAGGATAGAGCAGTTTTCCATCAAGTTGAATGAGGAAGTTAAGGTTAGTTTTGATATTGACGCTCATGAATACAATGGACGTTGGTTCAATAGCATTCGTGCATGGGGCATTCAGCATTTGCTATCTAATATACCACAGCAACAATATCAGCAGCCCGCACAACCTACCTATCAACCGCCACAAGTAGAAGATAATACACCATTCTAATGATATATAATCTTTCTTCCCCACTTGATAAGGCTAACTTCCTACTTCGTGCTAAGAAGTTAGCCGAGAGTGGGGTAATCGTAGACTTGACCGAGAAAAAGCCAAGAAGAAGTTTACCACAGAATAAGTATCTGCACGTTATCCTTGCTTATTTTGGTGCGCAAACAGGTAATACACTTGAATGGGTCAAGCAGCAATATTATAAGAAACTTGTAAACCCTGACTTGTTTATCCGTGAAAAGGAAGATAAGTACTTAGGTAGGATAAAGGTGCTTAGAAGCAGTGCTGACCTCGATACGGCAGAAATGAGTTTGTCAATAGAAAGGTTCAGGAATTGGGCTGCGCAAGAATTTGGTATATACATACCATCGGCAGATGAAGCAATACTCATTCAGCAGATGGAAATAGAAATCGAAAGGAGTAAGGAGTTTTTGTAACTCACTTTTTTTCATAATAAGTTTTTAATTGTTCAGCTCGTGGGGAAGCGTCCCCACACTTGCTTTGGTGGCGGAATTGGTAGACGCAGTGAGGATAGCGCGCACACTTGGAGAAGCCGACTTGCGACCAACGGTCTCCATGCAGGTTCGAGTCCTGCCCAAAGCACGAGATTCATTCTTTCATAGAAATATTAATGTTTATGAGCCTTACAGCGGTGGGGCAAAACGATGTATGGTGTAATGGTAGCACAACAGATTTTGGTTCTGTCAGTGGTGGTTCGAATCCGCCTACATTGACTATGTATTATTTGAAGAAAAAGAAAACAGACAAACCAAAGAAACGGCAAGCAAGCCAAGCTACTTTGGTCAAGAAACTTGATAAGGTGTTCAGTCAGTATATCAGACTGAGAGACGCTTTTCCTAACGGTACATTTAGATGTATATCGTGCGGAAAGATAAAACCATACGAGCAAGCCGATGCAGGACATTACCACAGTCGCAGACATATGAGTACTCGTTTCGATGAAGAAAATGTTTCGAGCGAATGTAGGGCTTGTAATAGATTTTCAGCCGACCACCTCATCGGGTATCGTGAAAACCTTATCCGAAAGATAGGGACACAGCGGTTTCAGATGTTAGAGGTCAAGGCACATCAGACAAAGAAGTGGTCTTGCTTTGAACTTGAACAGCTGATTAAGTATTATTCAGTATTAGTAAAGAAATTGAGTGATGAGAAAGGAATAAGAATAAGAATATGAAAAATATAATCCACTTATACACCATAAATGAGTGTGGCAAGAAATGCCCGATGTGTTGTAACAAACTCTATGATATAGAGGCATTGCCCGTAGTTACGGTTGCCGAACTGAAATCTGCTAATACTGTCTGCCTGACAGGCGGCGACCCTTTTCTGTATAACGAATTATATAAATTTATAGACAGATTAAGAGGACAATATCCTAATATTAAAAATTTATATGCTTATACGTCAGGATATGCCTTATACAATTATCTCAATCTCAATTGGATTGCCTTTGGTAAACTTGACGGCGTATCCATAGCACCAAAAGATGTTAGTGATTGGGTGTCACTAAAAAATATACTCAAAAGTGAGATATTTAATAGGATTCTATCATCTATGAAGTCTAACCGATTGATGGTATTTGATAATCAAAAGGCTAACTTTGAAGAGTTCCTAAAAGATATAGACTTGTCAATGTTTACTATCTTGGGCAGAAAATGGGATAAAGAATTTCGTACTCTCGAAAATGAGATGTTTAGAAGACTATCAATATTGTTTGAACATGATGTATAAACTTCGTGACTACCAACAAAAGGCTTCCGATACAGCGGTAGCCTTTTTTAATGATAAGAAAGCAAAGTATAACGCTATTATGGTATTGCCTACTGGTAGCGGTAAGTCGCTTATGATAGCTGACATCGCTAACAGACTGCAAGGGCATACGCTTGTTTTTCAGCCGTCAAAAGAGATACTTGAGCAAAACTACAAGAAGCTATTATCCTATGGTGTACTTGATTGCTCTGTTTATTCGGCTTCATTCAATTCAAAGAATATAAGCCGTATTACATTTGCAACGATAGGCAGCGTGATAAGACACACGGATGACTTTCAGCACTTCAATAACGTAATCATAGATGAGTGTCACTTTGTCAATGCGAAAGGTGGTATGTATGAAGAATTTATCCACGCCACGGGGTGCAAGGTGTTAGGACTTACCGCTACTCCTTACAGATTAAGTTCAAGCAGCTTTGGCGCAATGCTAAAGTTCCTTACTCGTACCCGTCCGCTGATATTCTCAAAGGTTATTTATCAAGTGCAAATATCGACTTTACTTGATATGGGCTTTCTTTCAAAGATAGATTACTTCCAAATGAACCCATTAGGGTGGGATGAGAACAACCTGCAAGCAAACTCAACTGGTGCTGACTATACAGATAAATCAGTAGAAGCAGAGTATAATAGAATTGACTTCTATGGCTATTTAGTCAGCATCGTTAAGCGGTTGCTTTGCCCAAAACGTGGCGGAGCAAGAAAAGGCATATTAGTCTTTACTCGCTTTCTGAAAGAGGCTGAACGACTGACACAAAGCATTGAATGCTGCGAAATGGTATCGGGAACAACGCCAAAAGCAGAGCGTGAACGCATCTTGAATGACTTTAAGAGCGGTAAAATAAAGGTTGTTGTGAATGTAGGAGTATTGACAACGGGCTTTGATTATCCAGAGCTTGATACGGTGGTTATGGCACGACCTACAATGTCGCTTGCTATGTACTATCAGATAGTAGGTAGAGAGATACGTCCATACAAAGATAAACAAGCGTGGTTTGTAGACCTTTGCGGAAATATCAATCGCTTCGGCAAGGTTGAGGACTTGAAACTCATCGATACCAACGGCAAAGGGAAGTGGGCGGTGTTCAGTAATGGCAAGCAATTAACGAATGTGATTTTTAATTGATTATGGAATACTTAGATTTTCTTAAAACAAAACAAGTAAAGATACAGAAATCGGGGTTTAATGTCGAAGATAAAGACTTAAACCCCATTTTGTTTGACTTTCAAAAATACTGCGTAAAGAAAGCCCTATCGGCAGGCAAATACGCATTATTCGAGGATTGCGGACTTGGTAAAACACTCCAACAGTTAGAATGGGCAAAGCACGTATCAGAACACACGAATAAACCTGTACTTATTCTTGCTCCTTTGGGTGTTATTCATCAGACGATTAAAGAGGGTGCAAAGTTCGGATATAACGTTTCTGAGATTAGTCTAACGGTATTTGACCAAGACTTAAAAGCAGGAATATATATCACGAATTACGATAACTTAGAAAACATTGATGCATATTTATTTGGCGGTGTGGTACTTGATGAGAGTTCTATCTTAAAGAACTTCAATGGCAAGACAAAGCAGCAGCTTGTTGATGATTTCAACGAAACGCCATACAAGTTATGTTGCACGGCTACGCCGTCACCAAACGATACTATGGAGCTATGCAACCATGCTGAGTTTCTCAATGTGATGACACGTAACGAAATGCTTGCAATGTATTTTGTTCATGACGGTGGTAATACTTCATCATGGCGATTGAAAGGACATGCTGAGCGTTCTTTTTGGGACTTTGTATCAACGTGGGCGGTAATGTTAACTTCTCCTTCTGATATTGGATTTGACGGCTCTAAATACATTCTTCCTAATCTCAATATTGAAGAGGTGTTTATCGAAACTGAAAAGCGAGATAACGGCATGCTTTTCAACGATATTGCAGTATCTGCCACCACGTTTCATAAGGAGTTAAAAGCCACTCAAAAAGAACGTATGGAGAAAGTTGCAGAATTGGTTAACAATTCAAATGAACAATTCATTGTTTGGATTGGTCATGATGACGAGGGCAAGATACTACGTTCACTTATCCCCGATGCGGTCGAGGTGAAAGGTAGCGACACAAAGCAATACAAAAAGGAGAATTTGCTCGGTTTTGCTGATAATAAGTTTAGAGTACTTATTACCAAATTAAAGATTGCGCAATATGGACTTAACTATCAGAATTGCCATAATCAAGTATTTGCATCGCTTGATTTCTCATTTGAAGCAACCTATCAAGGTATCAGGCGTTCGTATCGTTTCGGACAAAACAAAGAGGTTAATATCTTCCTTATTGTCACTGATACTATGCAGAACGTTAGAAAGTCAATCATTGAGAAACAAAACGCTTTCCTCAATATGCAAAAGAAGATGAGTGAAGCGACAAATCGCAATGTAAAGAATTTAATCAAACTAACCAAAATGGAAACAGATAAGAATTACAAATCAGACAAGTGTGATATTCGTCTTGGCGATTGTGTACAACTCATAAAGGATATTCCTGATGAGAGTGTAGGATTTTCTATATTCTCACCACCATTTGCAGAACTCTATACATATTCTGACAAGTTGGAGGATATGGGAAACTCGAAGGATTACAAAGAGTTCTTTATCGCTTTCAACTTTCTTGTTAAGGAGTTATATCGTGTCCTTTGGAGTGGTCGTAACATTGCCGTTCATTGTATGGACTTACCTATTCAGAAAGGCAAAGAGGGTTATATCGGGCTTCGTGATTTCTCGGGAATGATACTCAAAGCATTTCAAGATGCAGGGTTTGTCTATCATTCACGTGTCACTATTTGGAAAAACCCCGTAACAGAGATGCAACGTACAAAGGCTCTTGGATTGCTTCACAAGCAAGTGAAGAAAGATAGCGCGATGAGCCGTGTGGGCATCCCTGATTATCTTCTTGTTTTCAGAAAAGAGGGAGAACACGACCACCCAATACATTGTGGTATTGACGTCGATACTTGGCAAAAGTACGCATCACCAGTGTGGATGGACATTGACTACTCAAACACGCTTAACGCAGCATCGGGGCGAGAAAGTAACGATGAGAAACATGTATGTCCCCTTCAACTTGACACAATCAAGCGAGCAGTTACCCTTTGGAGCAATGAAGGAGATACAGTATTAACTCCTTTCTTAGGTATTGGTTCAGAGGTATATCAATCTATCCTATTAAATCGTAAGGGCATAGGATTTGAATTGAAAGATAGCTACTTTGCGGAGGCGGTGAAGAATTGCAAAAAGGCAGAGTGTGACGTTTCTCAAAAGTCATTGTTTGACGCAGTATGATAAAACTTGATGACAAGTTTACCATTCGATACTCCCCCCACGAGCAGCTTGTAATGTTACGGCTAATCGTGAGGGCTGATGATGACGGCATTTCACGAACGAGCTATCGAAGCCTTGCAAATGATTGCGGATTATCCCTACAAACTTGTAGGAATGTTTTATCCTCGCTTGCTAACAAAGGAGATATAGACACGATTGCTAACCCGAAAGGGACATTCTTTGTTGTGAACAAGTGTGATGATTATCGCTTTGGTAAGAAGAAAACAAACGAACAATCAAAGCAGGTTTTAACGTCTTTACAAGCAAAATGTAAAGAGCGTGAGAAAGCATTTGAAAAGAGCCTTATTCCTTTCGTTTCTTCACGTGGTGGCACTTACGAGCCTACGATGATACGTGCTTTCTTCAACTATTGGACAGAACGAAACAAATCAGGAACCAAGATGCGCTTTGAACTTGAAAAGACGTGGGAAACTGCAAAACGATTGCAGACGTGGGCAAGCAGGGAAAAAGTACAAAAGAGTACCACTACCCTCAAATCATCTGAAATGAACTACGATAAAGATAGTGATTGGTAAATGGAACAAATAGACTTCAAATCCGCCATTGAGCGGTTACGAGATACAACGTATAAGCCGCTACCTGATAAAGTGCAAATCAGTGTACCGAATGCAGGAACGCACCTTAAAGGAGGATTAAAGTATTTCTGTGGTGATGCTGCAAAGTGGAACGCTGACTATGAGAAGATTGTTCAGTGGCTCACTGATAACAAAGGTAAAGGCTTAATGCTTGTTGGAAATTGCGGTGTTGGTAAATCGTTGATAGGTATGAGGATTATTCCTTTACTTCTTAACCACTATTGCCGTAAGGTTGTAACAATCTGCACGGCAAATGAACTCAACAAGTCACCTGATGAGATAATCAACAGACATGTTATTTATGTTGATGACGTGGGGACGGAGGATATATCGAATATCTACGGCAACAAGCGAGTGCCATTTGCAGAACTCGTTGATGCAGCGGAAAGGGACGGCAAGTTACTAATGTTCTCTACCAACTTAGACGAAGACCACTTGAAAGCCAAATATGGCGATAGGGTGGTTGATAGGCTTCACGCTATAACAAGAAGAGTAACGATAACGGGCGATTCAAACCGAAAGTAACTATGTCGAATAATATCAACTCAGACTACGCCTATTGCAGGGGCGTGGGTTGTGAATTAAGAAACTACTGCAAGCGGTATCTTTCAGCCCCTCCCGATGCTTATATGTGGTGGGTGCAAGAGAAGTACCAAGAAGATACTGGGATGTGTCCTCATTTCGAGGATAATTATAAAGATTAACTAAACCAAATCAATATGACACAGAAAGAAATCGAAAAAGTGAACTGCTTTCTGAAACGAAAGTATAACATATTTCACGCTGATTTAATTACACGTGCGATGCAAGATGAAAGTATATCCGTAGGGCAATTTGAGGTTGGATGCTATCTAATTGCCATTGCGGAGCAACAAGATAAGGACGAGTTTGTACCTAAAGGTTGGGAGGAAGTGTAACAATGAAAAGATATTTATGTCCTCATTGCTATGGGAGTGGTGGATTCTATATGCCTATATGGCGTAATGGTATAGAGGTTGATAAGAAATGGGAATCATGCCAAAAGTGTAAAGACGGAATAGTAAGAGAGCCATGAGTGCAGACAAGAGATATTTAGCTGAGGAGTATGCAGAGAAAGAATTTCATCGCGTAAATGGAGACGATGCTCCCTGCTTTACAGATGAAGCCTGTTTTAACTTCGATGACATTAGGTACGCTTTCGAGGCAGGGTATGATAGTGTATTTGAGGGACTCCACCTTTTATTTAGGGAGTCACAAGAAGGGTTAGTGGCACCTGCTAATTTTTTGGGAGAGGGATAGACTTATCATGTGTTTAAGTCAGCCTCAGTAGATGAACCACGATACACATTTGCGTTTGAATATGAAAAGCCAACTCAATGGTACGATACATTGGAGGAAGCTATGAACGCTGCTAATGATGATTATCGGGAACGAATTAAAGAAACATTAGGGTTATGAAAGAAAAGAAAGACTTATCTCTGGTGTACGCATTGAAAGAGTATGCCAGAGTGAACGGAGAAAGTGACCTTATCTTTGAAGATAACAAGTACTTCACATTTGACGACATCAAAGCAGCTTTCAACGCAGGGCGCGAGAGCGTAGTGGAGAATATGCCAGAGTTGAAATGGAATAACGAAGACAGGTTTGGGGATTTCTGTGAATGTACGGAAGAAGGTTATTCGAATACACCTTTTGGAATCTATTCTATTTTACAATGGTACAATTCTCCAGATATTGCTATCTATTTTGCTGGAGAACACTTTAAGTCCAATTTTCAAAGTGTAGAGCAAGCCAAGCTGGCAGCCAATGAGGACTATAAGAAACGAATTAAACAAGCATTGGGGTTATGAAATCAGCGTATATAAATAAAAACACATCGGAACTAAGAATTTGGCTTAGAAGTATAGGTATGTTACCAATAGACTACCCTGAATGTGATAGTCGTAACGGACTGATTGCACCGTATCACATAAGGCGAGGTATGGCGCACGAAGATAAAGATTGGGTGATGTTTTACCGAGACGGTGTAGTTTATGACACGGACGATGATGCATCAGACTATTATTTCTGCGACACAGAAGAAGAGTTTAAGAAAAAAGTATTGGAATTAATAAGCAATTATCAATTATGACAATAACAGAATTACAGGAGAAACTCCAAGAAATGTACGAAAAGTACGGAGATGTTGAAGTACGACATCAGTGTGGAGATGTCGGTGATTATTGCGGTATATCTTGCGTTACAAGAGATGGCGGAGATATCGTTATTTTGTAAGATATGAAATGCCATTACGAAAAGATTAAAGGTGTCGGCAAGGTTCTTATCCCTGGTTGTATGGCAGTTTTTGCTTATTTGGAGAGTAAAGATAAACATTAAAGATAAACATTAAAGATTAAAACGATATGGTATCAATATCAGACATTCAAAATGATTCGTATCATTGGGGAACGGAAGATTCTCATGCAAATAATACAGAAACCGCAAACGATTTTATTAAGAATGAGTTGCCGCCAAATGTAGATGTTTATTTCCAAGATGAAAATTATTTGGAATTTATATTTGAAGATGGTAAGTATTATTCTGCAACCATATTCGGCAATGGTGACTTTACTCACCATCAAGCTAATTTTGAATTTATAAAATAATTAGTTATGAACGGAATAACAATAAACGATAAGCAGTACATCTTCCTCAAAACAGATAAGTCTGTCGATTGCTACAAGTGCGATTTAGATGAGGATGATGTATGCAAGAACAGTGTTGTATGCGAGTCTTTTCACTACTTGCTACATGGTAGTGAGGGGTGCGGAGTGTTTAAGGAACTAAAAGAAGAAAAGTAATATGAAGAAATTTATTTTATTATCAGTGTTAGCATTTGTAGTCAGTTCTTGTGGCTACGAGATTAGGAAGAAACCCGAACCACCTAAGCCGAAACTGACAAAGGAGCAGATACGAAAGCAGGAGTATGAGCAAAGGTTGAAAGACTACGATGTACAGTTCTTGTTTGAGTGTAACGGAGTAAAGGTCTATCGTTTTCACGATGGTGGAGAGGATGTCTATTTTACAGATACAAACGGAGTGACAAAATATCAGTACACTACGAAAGCAGGAACACATAGGGTGCAATCTATTAACACAAGGAGGTAGCATGAACAGAGAAATATTATTTAGAGGGATAAATTTTCAGAAAGAATGGGTTTACGGAGACCTTTTCCATTCATACGCAAATAATGACATGGCTATTCTCTACTATAGAGAAGGTAGTAAGACACCTACGTTTGATGCTGTCTTTTCTGAAAGCGTTGGTCAGTACACAGGACTGAAAGACAAAAATGGGGTTAAAATATTTGAGGGAGACATAATTTCTCTTGGAGACCCAAATATTAAATATCTAACAATGTGTAGAAATGCAGGATTTGCCGCAAAGCAGATTGGCGCAAGTAGCTACATAGGTCTAACCTATTGGGCAAGCGACATAGAAGTATTGGGCAACGTAATAGACAACCCAGAACTTATAAAATAAAGCGTATGAAAAAGATAATGTTTAATGACAAGTACTGCCTGACATTTTCAGTGCTTGCCGGAAATAAGACAATGACAAGGCGAGTACTGAAAGTGCCTAAAACTTGTAATGGTAAAGAAGTGTATACTTTTAATATACTTACTAACAATGCAGGTACACAATGTGTGGATTTGGTTGATGAAAATGGAGGCGTATTAGACAGCTGGAAACCACATTATGAAGTTGGTGAAGTTGTAGCAATTGCGCAAAGCTACAAAGAACTATATCCTAATGCCGATTTTGAAATGGTCGGAAATGGGTTTATGACGGAGTCAGCAGGTTGGAACAATAAGATGTTCGTTAGAGCCAACTTAATGAAACGCCACATCAGAATTACAGATGTCAAGGTGGAACGATTGCAAGATATTTCAAAAGAAGATTGCCTTAAGGAAGGTATAATATTTATTGAACCATTATTTATTGGAGATGATGCTTACTTTTACGCTGTCAAACGTAAAGTGAGACAGATGTATGACAATATTCTTAAATTTTTCTCTTCTCCTCAAAGAGCCTACGCAGACTTAATTGATAAAATCAGTGGCAGGGGTACGTGGGAGAGTAACCCATGGGTGGTTGCGTATAGTTTTGAATTAGTAGATTAACGAATCGTCACGGAAAAGTCACGGAAAAGTCACGGAAATAAGGTGAAACGTAAAAAGTAAAACAAAGTAACTATGGAAGTAACATTAAAGGCTGGGGATAGCCTTAATATCCCAGAAGGCTGCAAGGCGGTAATCAAGGACAATGTGGTTGTTTTTGAGAGAGAAGAGAAAGAGGATATGCGGGAGTTTAAGGATGGTGACGTGTTGCACTCTACTTATGACAGTGTAGTACTTATTTTCAAGGATTATACTGATAGTACATATTTTTCTTCACACTACAATTGTAGTGGAGTGGGTAACAATATGTGGAGGATATGTTGTTTCCGCCACGCCACCGAAGAAGAAAAACAACTGCTCTTCAACAAGATGGAAGAGCAAGGTTTGCAATGGAATGCAGAAGAGAAGCGAGTAGAGACGATTAGATGGAGAGCGAAGAAAGGAGAATATTATTATCATATTAATGCAGATGGTTTTGCATCGACAATTAAACATACAGATTATATTACTGACTACTATAGGTATAATTTTGGTAACTATTTTCGTACCAAAGAGCAAACGAAAGAAGCTGCAAGGCGTGTACGAGAAGCCTTGCGACAATATCATGAGGAGATAGGAGAGTAATTATGGATATTCGTGATATTAAGATTGGGGATAAAGTCTGTAACAAAGATGACGGATTCCCTATGACAGTTGTTGGACTTCATTCTACGCTTTCAAACCTAAGTAACGGCACTGTTTACCTTGACTTTGAGGGGAACGAAGGGGATATGTGGGAGGAAGAGGCAAAAGACTTGATACCCTATAATGTTTAGATACTAAAACGAACGAGTATGCGCTAACGTTCTCTGATACGGGCATAACTATGACAGAAAAGGAATACACAGAAAGACGAACTGCACTCGTTGGGCAGGCGATGAAGATAAATAAAAAATTCTTTCCTCGATGTGTCAAGGCAAAGCTTAGGCAGATTGCAAAATTAGAAAATGAGTATCGTGATGCTGACTACGAAACTCGCAAGAATGAACTTTACAAAGAATGGTTTAACTAATGAAGGTAATTTTAGATATTTCATTTGATGGAAGGAACATCAATGATATTTACAACCTGCCGTGTGTAATGGCAGTGACGAAAGATGCAGGAGGGAAGCCAGCTGTAATCCTCAAGAAGACACACACCAAAGGACGGACGATAGCCCGACTTGGCGACCATATTTGTCAATATGAAAGTGGATTATGGCAGGTCTACGGCTCTGAGGCAGCCGATAAAATCATTAAAGGAGGGAAGTACACACATGAATGAGTTTAACGCAAAGAAGTTGGCTAAAAACGAGATAGTTGACTTCATGAAGATAACAGAAAAGCATAGGGAAACATTCAATCATGTTTCAGCCCTATTTCATACTATCGTAGGTGGAACAAACGACATTGCCCATACTTATATGCGTGATGCAATAGAGAAAATCAAAGAAGCAGGCTTGTATCGACAAAGAATAAAGAAAGCATGCAAAGATGCTATGTCCCGATATGATGTTTTTGAGAAACTCAACATGCAGGATATGCAGAATGCAGAAACCGACAAACGTCAGCTTTATATGGACTTCCTCGATAGTGTCGATGAAAGGCTAAAACCTCATATCTTTCTATTCCGCCAAGCAATAAAAAGAGTGCTTGATAGAAATATGATAAAGGATAGTGATTTAAAGTCATATATTATCCTTGCATACGAACTTATCAACTACTCAGTAGAATTGTTCGACAAATTCATCGAAGGATGTCCGTCTTGTCCTCCTGTAAACTTCGGACTTACCTTTAAGCCTGCACGACTTCACGCTGTCCGCCAGGCATGGGGGCAGGTTGAGGAAATACTCTGTAAGGATTGTGTTAGCATCGACCTCAATAAAGATGAGGATTGCAGACGTTCCCTTGATGTTATCGAGCTAAATCTTGTGTCGGAGAAGTTTATCAACGAAAGCGGTACGGCTGCCCTTGAACTTAACCCTGACGCACGAATGGAAGCCGATAGACACATGATGGAGTGGGACAAGAAAAACCATAAAAAATATGAACTCACTGATAGGCAAGCAGACTATCTGAGAGAAAACTATCACCTAAAGACTAACAAGGAACTCGCTGCCTTTATCGGATGCGGACTGACAAAGCTGCGTGAGTTTGCAAAGGAGTTAGGATTAACAAAAAAGAAAGTAGCATGAGTAGAACAAAGTTTTTCATCTTTACATTACTGACATTTGCCACATTTGGATTTGCAGTATTCATGGAGAGTGGTGATAAATTCGTAAAAGGAAAGGTAGTCGCAAAGTCGGAGATACCCGAACACTATGAATGTGTAGACAAGGGTGTCTTACCTTATGAGCAGAAGTGTGTTAATGCTCAGTATTTCGTCACCCTATCATTTCATAACAGAGAGGAAAAGATTGCTGTCGATTGGGTGACATACGACAAAGCAATCGTAGGCAAAGTGTTAACAATTAAGAAAAAATAGTTTTATGGGAAAGAAAGATTTTCAAGAACTGATGGATTTTGCAAGGTCAAATGACCTTATGAATGTGCCACTAAACATCGTGGTACAAAAGTTCAGAATTTACAAGAAAGGGAGTGCCAAGTAGGTGCTCCCTTTTTTGTTTATACGAAAACCCTGCTTGTCCTCACGGATTGCAGGGTTATCCTAAAAATAATCTTACCTTAAATAACTAAAAACCTAAATCAATTCAAAACAAATTCAACACGTTTCTCCTACAAATTTAGCAAATTATCGTGAAAGATGCAAGAGAAAAGGAATATTTATTCAAAGAATTTATGCAAATTCTTTCCAATATTGCAAACATTGGAAAGAATTAAATCTGTCTATACTTCTTCAACAGCCAAACAACGATATATCCAATGATTGCAAGCAGAAAGGTCGACATTGCGCCTATTGCCCAACCACCGACATCCATCTTGATTTTCTGCCACCGAGAGAGTTTCTTTTCTACTGGTATTGGAACTTCTTTGTATTCTGTCTTTGTTGCACGCAAGCTATCATTGCTCGCTTTATAGCGGTCAACCAGACGTTGGAGGGTAAGATTGTCCTGAGTTGCATGCCATCTATCACGATAGCGGACAATTAACTTTTCCTTGATGTGTCCTTGATTGTCCTTGACGATTACCACGCTGTCATGAATAGCGACACTGTCACGGATGTTAATCACCTGCCGAGTGATTAAGCTATCCTTGATATGTACGCTGTCTTTCCTTGACATGTAGATAGTATCAGTGCGGATAGACTGCACAGGTACATATACTCTATGTGAACAGCTTGTAAGGCAGAGAGCCGTAAGTGCAAGTAAGCCAATAATGATTAACATTGAATACACGTAGTATTTAATTTCTTTATCTTCCATATTCTTATACGTTTAATGTGAAACACTGCCTTCTTTGCTTCCCGTCCGCACGTTTATAACCCACGTGCACCCATCGGGATGTCTTCGACTTCTCGATAATGATTTGGTCAAAGGCATAACCCATATGGGAAAACTCTGTTGCAAAGAACTTTTCAAACTCATCTTGCTTACCATTGACAGGCTGCAAGTCAGCTGCATAACCCTCGACATGAGCAGAGTTTTTTACTCCACCTACTGCCTTATTCAATTCAGGAGAGCGATAGCCACTTGACACACGGATTGCAGGCGTACCAAGTGAATGCTCTGCACAGTACTCTTCCCACTCTGCACGGATACTCTCTAAAAGGGTGATTGTCTCCGTTAAGTGCACCCTTACTGTCGATGTTGGGTTGTTGTCAATCCCCAACCGATTTGCGGTTGAGGACTGAATTAATTCTCCTATTGTGAAATTTGCCATATTATGTCATTAATATTAACATTACAACACCTTATTCTCTCCCTCGTAGAACTCTACTGATGGATAGCCTTTGGCAAGTATCTTCTGCTTTAACGCTTCGTCTACCGTGCCTTTTACATTCCTAAATATCAGATTCGGCTTGTGCCCGTCTTGCGACACGTCGGGCAGTATCTTTTCTGCTACGATGTTAATATCTAAGGCGTGTCTTTTATTCTCTTCCTCGAACTCAAAACACTCCACCTTGCTATTTTTAATAGTTGCTAAATAATAGTAAACGTCTTCGTTTGACTGTATATTCTTGGTAATTCTCACCTTTTTAGCAACGCATCCTGAGAATAAGCCAATGCTATCTATATATTCGAGAATCGCATCTTGATTGTTGTCAGAAGCAAGTTTAGTAAAAAATCCTTGCGCATTTATAGTTATAGTGTTTACTATGGTATCACTAAATGAATTTGATATATCGCATAGTCCCATAGTAAATACATTTAAGTCTAAATGTGGGGCATTCATACTCTCAAAGCATCTATTTCCCGTATCTGTTAAATAAGAACTATTAAAGCAATACTTTGCAAGTTCTAACTTTTCGTTAAAGTCTGGGTCTGTTTCGTTTGCTCCGTTCATATAATCACCCTGAAAGGTTGCCATCAAACTATTTATATCGGTTACATTCTTTAAAAAGTAATCCAAAATCAAAGGATACGAAGAGTCTGCGCTTGTGTCTAACCCTGCCATCCACGCTGCTGCTTTCTTCTGTAAGTCGGTGTAGTGGTCGGTTTCTTTCTCTACTATCTTTTCTACCACTTTCTCCACTACACGTGGTTCAGGTAGTCTTAAGTCGAGTGCATCGCCGTTATCATCAACAAGAACGATAGGGGCTTTAGCCTTGTACGTCTCCTGACGTATGCCATCCTCCGAGTAGTCTGCATCGGGGTTGTCAATGACGCATTCTACCTCGATACGTCCTTTACCAAGATCGTGATTATCAAAGAACACAATCAGGCGATCGCCGTCCTGCTTACAGTGTTTACATACTCCGTTCTTTCTCTCTGCTTTGTACACGGTAAAGCCGTTCTCGGTCTTTGCAGCGATTGAGAAATCGCAACCAGGAAAGGCTACGGGCTGACCGTTTTTAACCAATTTTACTGCAAGTGGGAAATCACTCTTATAGTTGATACGTGATAGTCCCTCTTCATGTCCTTGACTTTGTTCACCAAGTGTTACTGTTTCCATTTCTTTTTTCTCCTATTTGTCTGTGTTGTTAATTATTCAATAGTCGCATTGTCGCTATCACCTCCGATGTAATCAGTAACGGCGGCAATGACTTTCTTTGCGTCCTTATCTGAAGATGCATTTACTACAGATTGGATAATCTTCTGTATATCCTTTACCTTACTCTTTCTCTCCCGTGCATGCTCTATAAGACTTTTTGCTTCGATGATAAGAAGTCCTATAGCCACTAAGATAGTAATAACTGGTATGGTCTTAATATTCAGTAGCGTGCAGGCAATGAATATCACCGCATCCACGATAAATGCAATGAGCAATACACGCCAATACTCTCCTAACTTTCCGATTGTCTTACGCATGCTATGCGAGTCAATGGGTTTACCCAACTTCTTTTGTGTGTATATTCTGTCCCATAGGTCAACGAAGATGGCACAGAAAACAAGCACCCACATTATCACACATACTATCAAGTGTATAGCTACTGAGTACATGAAGTGCGGTGTGAACTGAAACTCTATTACATCCATAGATACACCTCCTTTACAGTAAGAAAAGAAAAACACCCACTATCGCACCGAGTACGCCTGCTGATACGTCCAACCAATCGAACTGCTCCTTTCTGTAGTAGTAATCGACACTCTCTTTTCCTGTCATGACGAAGAATGCTGGTACCAATGCAAAAATTAAGTACGCATTAACTGCGTGTAAAGCCTTGCACGCAATCATAGAAACGACAAGACCAGCAAACATGTGCAGATACTTATCGCTACCAATGGCTGCGAGTCGTCCGAAAATCCTGTAAATACAATCTAATAAATTTTTCATATCACTATTTTATTTAATTAAACATCCATATTAGGTACTGGTGTAACAGCTGGTGGTTCGTCGCCATTCGATGGGTTGATTAGATTTCCACCGCTATCAGAAGAGAAGTTATTTCCGCCTAATTCAGAAACATACGACTTCGTAACAACCGTGTCGTAATAAACAGACCGCACAGAGTAAGACATCTTTTGAACTACAACCGCACCTCCACTTGTAGAGCCAATCTCGAACAATCCGCCATAAATAAGTTCTCCACTCTCTCCAATCTTAAGTGTGATTGGAGTTGTAGCTGCAACTATAGCCTTATCGTCGCCTGTGTGTTGCTTTCCTAACTGTAAGGTTATATTTTCGTGTGATTTATCATCCAGCGTAGCAGTCAACTTAATATCACCACCTCCATAAGTGTTCTGTTGAAAACCTTTATTGGTAATTTTCACAATGATGTTAACACCGAGATAAGCCTTACCATCACGCTTGCTAACGAAGTATCTGCTGGCATTAATCAACTTCATATCTACTCCATACTTATTCACTATACCACGATGATTAAGCATTAGCTGCGGCTGTCCGAGTTCATTCGTAAGAATGATGTTCGGGTAGCCGTCCACCTCTCCGAAGGTAATGTTCCCGAACCGGCAGCGCATCAGGATGCGGCGGGCGTCGACGGTACCGTCCTCGTTGAACATGGCGATGTCCTCGCCCTTGTTGTTGCGTATCTTCGTCCTATCGGCCGTGAGTGTTATTTCGCCGTCTTTAATCTCCATGCCTGCCTTACTCATTTGTGTATAAACGTCTTCTCCCTCTGCTGGTATCCATGCTTTCTCGGGCTGCGTGCCCTCGGTGAGCGTGATCCAATTAACGGTTACCTCGCCGTTCTTACCTTGCGGAAGTTGGTTAGGGAAAGAGTAACAGTTAAAGCAATATGTGTTATCCACTGATGCTTTGTCTTTTGGAATGCGGAACGTGACAGAGTTGGTTGTGTCAGATGTAGCTTGTATATCGCAATCTACCATAAAGCCTTTCCAGCTTTTATCGAAGATATATGTGCGCAGCATCTGACGTTTGTCCCATGCGCTACTACTTATGCGACCATTTACCGTTAACGTGTAATCCGTTTCAGGCTTTAGCTTTACAGTCAATTCTCCATCGTTTACCATAGCAAACGCACGGCTAATTGTTCTGTTCAGCTGTCCCCCCTTAATGAGATTCCTTGCCCCACTCTTCAGGCTCTCCACTTGCAGGCGAATGCCTCGTGCGTCCTGCTGAATGGTGGTAATGTCCTTTCCGTTCTGCGACACGGTCTCCCTAACATCCCCTATGACGTTCACAAACGATGCAGCTTCCATTGTGATTTGCACGGAACGGCGGTCGAGCGTCTTGTTCGCTGTGTCCCTTAGTTCGATGTTGATAAAGTCGGGCCTGTCGCCCGTCTTCGAGTAGTTCGCCATCTGATACGTTCCGCTGTTGACCCTGCCTGCCGTCATAGTGAGGAATACTCCTTGATTCGTCCATGCAACGAGGTGATAACCTTGTGCCGCTCCCGTTTCTACACTAATCTGCGCACCCTTGACGTGCTCGATGGTGTACTCAAGGTTTACACGTAGCACGTTGTCAGATGCCACGATAGCTTTCTCCGTCTGTGGCTGGAGACGATAGAACTCCGCTGCTGCTCCGTTGCTCCCGTTCGCACCCCGTGCACCTGTGTCACCCTTTGCGCCTTTCTCTCCGTCGCGTATATCGGCAATCGTAATTTGTTGCCTTGCAACAGCTCCTTTATTCATATCTATTATGTTTTAGGTAGGCGGATGAGTTTCCGCC